GGCTCGGTGCAGGCGCTGACTGTGACGGCGGGCACTGGCGAAACCGACGCGTTCGACGACGTGAAGCAGGGACTGTTCTACCAGCTCGGCGCTGACGCCACGAACCCGACCGGCGCTCGCAACGTCAGCAACGTGGTCGTGAAGGACGACGCAACGCCGACTGCCGCGACGTTCACGCTGGGCACCGACTACCTGGTGAACCCCGACCTGGGTCGCATCGAAGTGCTGGCCGGTGGCGGTATCGACGACGGCACCAACCTGCGCATCACCTACGACGTGGCCGCTTCGACCCGCGAGCAGATCGTGTCGGGTTCGGCTGCCGTCGAAGGTTCGCTGCGCTACGTGGCGCAGAACCCCGTGGGCGAAAACATCGACTACTTCTGGCCCTGGGTGAAGATCACCCCCAACGGCGACTTTGCGCTGAAGGGTGATGAATGGCAGCAGATTCCGTTCAGCCTCGAAATCCTGCGCCGCCAAGGCTACGAGGCGGTCTACGCCACGAAGCGCACCGCAGTCGCGCCTTAACGCGGAGCCTCGGCCATGAGCTTGAAAAACCTCAAACTCAAAACCGAGGAAGTGGAAGTCCCTGGCGGTGACAAGTTCACTGTCAAGGGGCTTTCCTTCACGGACATGACCTCGCTCTACACCAAGTATGCAAGCGAGGTTTCGGCGTTCTTCGGCCTCCTGGCGAACGGTCGTGACAATGGCGAACTCGACGTCGAAGGGGCAGCGGTCCTGGCCGCCAGCTTCATCCAGAAGGCGCCAGCCCTGGCCGCCGAAGCCATCGCCATTGCGGCCCGTGAAGACGACCCGGAAGGCTTTGAAATGGCGCTGTCCCTGCCAATGCCCGTGCAGGTCGACGCCTTGAAGAAGATCGGCCTGTGTACCTTCGGATCGGATGGTGCCGCAAAAAAGTTCGCGCAGACCGTCAGCCTCCTGGTGAAAGGCCAGAAGGGGCAAGCGAACCCCTGACGTTCAAGACCTGGCTGTGGGGTATCCGCCGCCAGGTTAGCCTTCTGATCTCGGAGGGCCATCAGGACGCCCGGCATTATCCGATCGGCATGGTGTGGGACGAAGCCCGCCTTGTCGTCGAAAGACGCAACGGTGAGCACGCCACAAACGCGATCTTGATGCAGTTGGCGGTCGTCTCGGTGCTGTCGAAAGACGGGCAGCGAGAATTCAAAAAGACTATCAAAAGGTTGAACGACGGTGGCTACTAAAAAAGGTGATGTCGAACTCGTAGTCAAGGCTCGGAACGATGCGAGCAAAGCGCTCGACACCATCGAAAAGGCCCTGTCGTCTCTGACCGACAGTCAAGGCGACCTCACGACCTCTTCGGCGAAAGTCTCACAGACGCTGGAGCAGTTCGCGAAGGTCGCTTCGACCGTCGGTAACGCCTATTCGAAAATCCAGACCGACTCCGATCGGGCGGCGGCAGCGCTGTCTCGCCAGGAGTCGGTTCTGAATGAAAACAAAGCCGTTTATCAGTCGCTCGTGTCGCAGATGGAATCCGCGGCACGCGTGCAGGACAAGCTGACGCAGAAGGCAAACGAACTGGCCGCTGCGCAGACCAAACTCAATCGCGGACAACTGCGCTACGGACCACCGACCCGCGAGGTGTCCGAGCAGATGCAGTCGCTCGCGGCGGCACAGGAAGACGCCAAGCGCGGGGCCAGCGCTGCCGCCGCTGCGCAGGAGCAGTTGGGCCGTCAAGCCCAGCGTGTGGCCTCCACCCTGGCCGGGCAGGAAGAGTCCTTCCGCAAGTCGTTCTACGCGTTGCAGGACCTGAGTGGTGGTGCTGACAAGGCGGCTGCTGCGCTCGACAAGGTCCGCGCAGCACAACAGCGTGCAGGTGCTGCCGCTGCCGAGGCCGCCGCCAAGCAGGAGCAGTCGTCGGCCGCCACGATGCGGCGTTCCGCCCTGGAGCTGCGCCGATCCATGAGCGAGGCCGCTGCTGGTGCGCAGACAGGCTGGCGTGCGTCGCAAGACGCGATCCGCGACCTGACCGCCGACATCGCCCGTGCCGGTGTCCAGACGACCGAGCAGGTCGCCGACATGGAGCGCCTGCGCAGCACGGCCGCCGCCAACAAGGCTGCGTACACCGAACTGCGGGTCGCGATCGAACTGTATAACCGCGTGCTGCGCAGCCAGGGTGCGACCCAGCAGGAAGTGGCCGCTGCCCAAGAGCGTGCCCGTGCAGCCCTGGCCGGTGCCCGCAACATGATGGTCGCTACGGCGACCGCTGCCAGTCAGGCCGCCGCTGGTGAACGCGCCCTCGGCGGTGCCGGTAAAGATGCGGCCGATGGCACGGACAAGCTGGACAAGAGCCTCCAGAGCCTGTTCGCGAACTCGCGCCGATCGCTGTCGCTGTTCCAGCGCCTGCGCGGCGAGGTCCTGTCACTGGTCAGCAGCTACGTCGGCCTGTACGCAGCCATTTCTGGCGTCAACCAGGTCATCCAGGCGTCGATGCAGATGCAGGCCACCGAGTCGCGCCTGAACGTCGTCACCAACGGCGATCCGGCCAAGACCGCCGCCGAAATGACTTGGGTGAAGAACGAAGCCGACCGCTTGGGCTTCAGCCTGAACACCATCGCTGGAGAGTGGTCGAAGTTCGCCGTGTCGGCCCAGGCTTCGAACTTCACGATGGATCAGACCCGGAAAATCTTCACATCGGTGTCCGAGGCTGGCCGTGTCCTGAAGCTGGATTCGCAGCGCCTGGAGCTGGCCTTCAACGCCATCACGCAGATGATGTCGAAGGGCACGATCCAGATGGAAGAGCTTCGCCAGCAGCTCGGCGAGCACATCCCTGGAGCGTTCGCCCTGATGGCCCAGGCCGCAGGCGTCTCGGGTGCCGAGCTGACGAAGATGATGGAGAAGGGTCAGCTCACGTCTGACTACCTGCTGAAGTTCGCCGACGTGCTGGACAAGCGCTTCGGCCCCCAGCTCTCCAAGTCGCTTGAAATGACCCAGGCCGAGATAGGCCGCTTCCAGACCGCCCTGACGCTGGCCCTGAACAAGATCGCCGACGCTGGCGTGCTGGACGCCTTCACGAAGGCCCTACGCGAGCTGCAAGAGCTGATGCGCAGCAAGGACGCCGAGGTGTGGTTCCAGCGCGTGGGCGCAGCCGTGGGCGGGCTGATCAACATACTGATGGCCGTTGGCCGGAACATCGACCTGATCATCACCGCCCTGGTTGCGCTGGGTGCCGCCAAGGGGGCCGCCTACGTCATGTCTTTGGCGCAGGCGTTCACCGGGTTGATCACCGCCATGCGGACGGCGCAGACAGCGGCCGCGGCCTTGAGCGTCGCCATGGCCGGGATCGGCGGCCCGGTTGGCGTCGCCATCGGCATCGCGGCTGGGGCCTTCGCTTTCCTGGCAACCCGTGTGCGCGAGTCCGAGACGGCGATGATCTCGGCCAAGCGCTCCATCGAAGACATCAGCCAGGCGTATCGCGAGGGAAGCCGTTCTGCAAAGGAATGGGCGGATTCCCTGAAGGGGCTGTCGAACCTTCAGTTGGAGCGCGACCTGGCGAACCTGAAGAAGAAATTGAAGGACGAGCTGGACGACATCTTCCAGCCTTTCGGGCGATCCTTCATGACCCGTGCGCGGGCGTCGAACTCGCCGCTGACCCCGGTCTTCGAAGAATTGCAGGAACTTGCCGACAAGGCCCGCAAGGGACAAATCCCTCTGGCCGAGTTCAAGAAGCGCCTGGACGCGATCGGTGAGGCCAATCCGACCCTGCGCGACTTGGCCCTGCAAATGCAGGACTCCGCAGCGAAGGCTCTGGAGACGGAAGACGCGCTGACGAAATTCCAGGCTTCCATTCGCCTGATGCGCGGTGAGGCGACTGACGCCGACAAGAAGCTGCTCGGCCTGGCTGACGCTACGAGCGAGCTGTCTGACGCGCAGACGACCGGCGCACAGGCGATGGCGAAGTACACCGACGCCATGGAACGCATGGCAAAGCGCATCCCCGACCTGAAGAAAGAGCTGGAGTTCAACGAGGGCTTCAAGGCCATTCAGCAGGACCTCCAGACCGCCTTCGACAATGCGGGCGGTGACGAAAAGCTGAAGCAGGCGGCCCTCGACCGTGCCGCGAAGGCCATGGCCGCCCTGCGCGACGGTTATGACGAAGCCATGATCCGTGAGTTCGCCAACACCCGCGGCGACTCCATGATCAAGTCGGTAAATCTGCTGAAGGGTTTCGAGAGCTTCCGTGCCAACCCTTACTGGGACGTCAACGCCTATCGCGTCGGCTACGGCTCTGACACCGTGACCCTGGATGACGGTTCGATCCAGAAGGTCACGCAAGGCATCACCGTCTCGCAGCAGGACGCCCTGCGTGACCTGGTGCGCCGGATCGGCGAGTTCCAGGAAGGCATCAAGCGCCAGATCGGCACCGAGCGCTTCGGGGCCTTCTCGCCAGACCAGCAGGCCGCCCTCACGTCGATCGCCTACAACTACGGCAGTCTGCCAAAGCGCATTCTTGACGCTGTCCGGTTCGGCACCTCTGAAGAGATCGCTGCTGCCGTGCGCGGCCTGCGCAACGACAACGGCGGTATCAACGCTGGCCGTCGTAACGCTGAAGCCGCGATCCTGGCTCGCGAGAGTGCCACCTTGGTCGCCAGCACCGCAAAGCAATTGTCCGACCGTGAGGACAAGGTCACGAAAGTCATTTCGGACCTGACGACCGAGGTCAAGAAGTCGGGCCTGTCGAAGCGCGACCAGTTCATCGAAGACGCGCTGAAGAAGGCCCAACCTGAACCCGGCAAGCCCCAGCTCACACCGGATCAAACCGACCGCATCCGAGAAGCCGCAGGCAAGGCTTTCGACTCCAAGGAAGAACTGAGCACCCAGCAGAAGATTCTCGGCCTTCAGCAGCAGATCGCCGAGAGCAAGACGGGCATCAGCCGCGAAGAGTTCATCGCCAACAACGCCCGCAAGGATGGCG